AAGCAGGATCTGCGCGAAGATCGCAAGCTGGCCAAGAAACACGGCATGACTCTTGAGCATTGGGAAAAGTCCAAGCTCGACGAGAAGCACGACAAGCAGCAGTCCATGAAGGGATTGAAGCGTGGCGGTAAGGCGGGCATGTCCGTCTCTGACGGCGAGCTGGAAGGCACCCGCCCGACTGGCGGTCGTTTGGCTCGCAAGTCCGGTGGCCGCTCCAAGGGCAAGACCGACATCCATATCAACATTGGCGGCGGTCATCCCCCGATGGGCATGAAACCCCCGATGGGTCCGCCTATGGGTCCGCCTCCCGGCGCTGGCGCTCCGCCTCCGATGGCTCCTCCTCCGGGCGGTCCTCCTATGGCTCCGCCTCCGGGTGGCGCTCCCGGTGGAATGCCTGCCGGTATGCCTCCGGGCCTCGCTCAGCTCCTTCAGGGCCGCAAGGCCGGTGGGCGCACCTATCCCAAGATGGAGTTCGGCGCTGGGAGCGGCGAAGGGCGTCTTGAGAAGATCGAGAAGTACGGGAAGCAATAACGAGATTTGACGCGCTTTTCCTCCCGTTAGCGCGTCAGATAGGCCGGTGGGTGAGACCCCTCTCCCGCCCACCGGCCACTTCACATGGAGAGGGGCAACCAGAGGGGTGGTTGGATGTTAACGTATAGCGACATGTTTGAGCGCGAGTTGCGTAAGTGCATTTTGGCAGAGATTGACCGGCTTCTTGAGAACGTCGGTCATGGCATGGGCGTGGCCGATTACGCTCAGTACAGCAAAATTGTCGGCGAGATCGCGGGCCTTCGCAAAACTTTAGAGTTTTGTGAGGAAGCGCGGCTTGTCGTCAATCAACAGAGATAGAGGGGTATCTACAATGGCAATGGTAATGCAGCATACGGAAGATCCGAAAGACGAGATCTGGAAGGCAATCGGCGACATTTCCGAACTTCAGTTGTTTGGAAATGAGGTTTTGGTCGCAATTTACATCCGTCCACAGAAAACTTCGTCAGGAATTTTCCTTACCGATAATTATCGTGAGGAAGACAAATGGCAGGGCAAGATGGGCCTTGTCCTCAAGAAAGGAAGTGTCTCGCTCGTTGAACCATCTGACATGGTTGAGGTCAACGACTGGGTGATTTTCCGTCCCTCAGACGGTTGGGGGCTTACCGTTAATGGCGTGATGTGCCGCCTTTTGGATGATCGTGTCATCCGTGGCCGTCACCCGAAACCCGACACCATTTACTAGGAGTTAACCAATGGCTGACATCAAAGATGATGCCGCAGAAGAACAGATCGAGATTGATCTGAGCGCCGATACACCCGAAAAGGGCAAGAAAGAGCCTGATATTGAGGTGGTAAAGGCAGAAGAAGCGCCCAAAAGGCGTGAAATTCCGCCTGAAGATGGCATTCGCGAGCTAAAGTTTCAGCTTGAGCAAGAAAAACTGGCTCGTGCTGAGGCTGAAAAACGGGCTCGTTTGGCCGCAGAACGTGAATATGCGGCTAAAAATGAGGTTACAGACACCAATCTGAGCCTCATTAACAATGCGATCAGCACAACGCAGCAGGAAACGGCTTATTTGAAGGCCGGATACCGTGAGGCGATGTCTACTGGTGATTACGACCGCGCCGCTGAGATCCAGCAGCGTATGTCGGACAACGCCGCCCGTCTTTTGCAGTTGGAAAACGGCAAGGACGCGCTGGAAAAGCAAACTCGGCAGGTTGCTCCTCAGTTTCAGCAGCCAGTTGATCCAGTAGAGGCCCTTGCTGGCCAACTAAGCCCCCGTTCTGCGGCTTGGATACGTAATAATCCTCAGTTTGCCACTGACCAGCGCCTCTTTCAAAAGATGATTGCGGCGCATAACTTGGCCGTGGCGGATGGATTAACCCCCGATACGGACGATTATTTCGCCACGGTCGAGGAAACCTTGCGTATCCGCCGCCCAGAGCCGGTTTACAACGACCCGATGGCGGAAGCCGCCACGGTAACACAAAAGCGGTCTGCACCGCCCGCCGCTCCCGTATCGAGGGGCGGAAACGGTACTGGGAGTAATCCTAATCGTGTCACGTTGAGCCCCGCAGAGCGGGAAATGGCTCAGATGATGGGCATGACCGAGAAAGAATACGCCGTCAACAAGATTGCTCTTCAGAAAGAAGGCAAGCTCAACTAGGAGTTGAAAATATGGAAACCGAAGAAACCCGCCCCGTTGGGCGCCCCCGTAGCCTTTTGGCTGGTCGCGTAAAGCCTGAAATTGATGCCGATTCGGCTCCGATTGTGGCGCATGAGGAAAGCCCTCGTGAGCGCGCAGCCAGACGCGCTGCGGAATTGCGTGGCCACATTGGCAATATGGATGAGGGTACGGACGACTTTTTTGTCCCGCCTGAGTTCATTCCTGATGGCTGGTCGTATGAGTGGAAGCGCAAGACCAATGTGGGCATGGAAGACCCAGCTTATCAGGTTGCTCTTGCCCGTATGGGCTGGGAACCTGTTCCGGCGTCGCGCCATCCTGCTATGATGCCTGAAGGGAGCAAGTATCAGGTCATTGAGCGCAAGGGCATGATCTTGATGGAGCGTCCTCTTGAGATTACGGAAGAGGCCAAGAATATTGAGCTGCGCCGTGCGCGCAATCAAATTCGCCAGAAAGAACAACAGCTTGCGTCTGCCCCGGATGGAACGCTGACTCGCGACCATGCTCAGGCAAGGCCCAAAATAAGCAAGAGCTATGAAGCAATCCCAATTCCGAAGGATTGACCCAAAATGGTGTTTAGGGGGCTTTTTAAGCCCCCTTTACATTTATGATGCAATGTGAGTAATATGGGCGTGGAGCTTCATGTGGCTTTTCTTTCCCCCGTTGCGGAAAGATTAACAAACCCTGTTTCCTAATCGCCCCGTTGCGCGATGATCGGAAACTCCCTTAAAAAGGAGAACCCGTCATGGCGAATACTTCAGCGCCTTTCGGTTTCCGTCAGTGGAGCGGCACTGGTTCCGTCCCGACGTATGAGCAGACGCCAGCAGTTATCGCGTCTAATAACAGCACCGCTATCTTCTTCGGCGACCCCGTAGTTCAGCTCAACACTGGCTACATCACTCAGGCGTCGTCTAACTCTACGCAGATCGCTGGCATTTTCGTCGGCTGCAAGTATCTTTCGACCTCCCAGAAGCGGACCGTCTGGTCCAACTACTGGCCCGGTTCGGATACCAGCACCGCCGTGGAAGCTTATGTGATCACGGACCCGAATGCTCAGTTCATTGCCCAGTCCGGCAATGGTGGCCCCGTCACCTTCGCTTCGGTTGGCAACAACATCGGCTTCGGCGTGGGTTCGACCAACGGCAACACTGCCAATGGCCTGTCCACCTACTACGTTGATTTCTCCACGATCAACACCACCTCCACCCTTCCCTTCCGTATCATCGGCCTTGCTGGTTATGCCCCCTACGGCACGAACCCGCTGACCGGCCAGAACGGTTATGACACAACCACGGCTTACAACAGCGTGATCGTCGCGTTTAACAACGTAGCGACCAAGTCGTTGACCGGCATCTAACGGAGTAAGGACCAATGGACGTTAATCTCTCAGCCATCAAAGACCTTCTCCTCCCCGGTCTCCGTGGGATTGAAGGCAAGTACGAGATGATCCCATCTCAGTACGACAAGATCTTCACCAAGCACGATTCTAAGCTGGCGCTGGAACGTACCGCTGAAATGCGGTATCTCGGCCTCGCCCAGCTCAAGACCGAAGGTGGCCAGACCTCCTTCGATAACTCGGCTGGTGAGCGTTACGTCTACAATCAGGAACACACCGAGATCGCTCTCGGTTATGCCATCACTCGCAAGGCGATTGATGACAACCTGTACAAGACACAGTTCCATCCGTCGAACCTCGGTCTGATCGAGTCCTTCCAGCAGACCAAGGAAATCTACGGCGCGAACATCCTCAACACCGCGACGACCTACAACTCGGCGATTGGTGGTGACGGCGTGGCTCTCTGCTCCGCTTCGCATCCCATCGACGGTGGCACGGTCTCCAACACCCCCACGGTGCAGGTTGATCTGAACGAAGCTACGCTGCTGAATGCGATGATCGCAATCCGCACGAACTTCAAGGATCAGGCTGGCCTGAAGGTCTTCGCTCGTGGCCGTAAGCTGATTGTTCCGCCGCAGCTTGAGCCTGTCGCGATCCGTCTGACGAAGACGGAACTGCGTCCCGGCACTGCGGACAACGACGTCAACGCAATCCTCACAACGGCTGGTGGCCTGCCTGAGGGTTACATGGTCAACGACTTCTTGACCTCCGCCTATGCTTGGTTCCTGCTGACCAACATCGACGGTCTGTCGTATATGGAACGCATTGGGTTCGAAACCGATATGCAAGTAGACTTCGTGACCGATAACCTTCTGGTTAAGGGTTACGAGCGTTACAGCTTCGGTTACTACAACTGGCGTTCGATCTACGGCAGCTTCCCGACTTCGTAACCGTAGGAGAAGGCACAATGGCTAATACGGCTTTCTCTGGTCCGTTGATGGTGTTTGGGCAGAGCCCTTACACCCCCAACGAATACAACCCGGACATCGGCGGCATGTCGATGTTCTACGGCGGCGCGGGTATTATGGACCCGCGCACTCCTTTCACCTATCTGCCGGGCGAGTCTCAGTCCGCTGCGGATTATGCGTGGCTGGGGTTTGACAACATCACAACGATCAATGCAGTGCCTTACACCAAGGCCGCTGGTGCGATTGTTGCGTCTGCCAACGCCACTTCCGCGACTCTGACGCTTGTCTCTGCCTCTTCGGCTACGACTGGCGTCTACATCACGACCAGCATGGTCCGTGCCGACACTGGTGCGGTTGATGCTGGCCCGCTGGTGGCCCTCGACGCCTATACCTCTGTGACGGCTTCGTTCTCAAACGGTGTGATGACGATCACCGCGAACAGCGCGATGCCTGTTGCTCCGGGTATGGTTGTGATCTCGACCACAGGTACTGTTTCGCAGGGCACTGCGGCTGGTACGCAGGTTGTGAACCAGCTCACGGGCGGCACGGGTGGTCAGGGCGTTGCTGGTACTTACCAGACCAACGGCAACCTGACGGCTACTTCTGGAACGGTGGTTCTCGCCATCCAGACGCCCAGTCAGTGCATTGTTCCTAACAATGCTCAGACCGCTGGCGATGTCGCTTGGAACGCCATGACCTTGTACGGTCGCGCTGTTGCGGTTACTGCCGCTGCCAGCGCCACTGCTACAACGGCCACGGTCAACGGCTATGATTGCTATGGTTTCCCGATGACGGAAAACATCACTCTCACTGCCGGTTCTCAGGTGTCTGGCAAGAAGGCGTTTAAGTACATCAAGTCTGTCGTTCTCAATGCGGCGGATGCGACCCATGCTTATTCGGTTGATACCACGGACATTTTCGGGCTTCCGATCCGCTCGGACAGCTTCGGCGATGTTCTCGTCAACTACGCTTCGTCGTTGACTGGTGTCACGCTGATTACCGCAGCCACCAACTACGTCGCCAGTGACCGTACTGCGGCCTCTGCGACTACAGGCGATGTCCGGGGCACCTTCGGTGCTTTCACGTCCTCCACGGGCGCGAACAAGCTGGTCATTCGTCAGTCTCCGCAGGCATACATGACCACCACGGCTAACCCCGGTCTGTATGGCGTCACCCAGTACTCTGGCTTCTAAGGAGTAGACCATGAAGGGTCATAAGGCACACCACCACGCCAAGCACAAGAAGCATGGCGGCGAAACCGAGTCTCATGGCGTCGATGAAGCCGCTATGGATCTCCGCAGCAACCCGGAAGAGCGCAACAACGCCAAGAAGATTTTTGGCGAGGCTGAGGCTAAGAAGCGCGGCGGTCGTACCGCCCGCAAGCACGGCGGTCACGTTCACCACGAAGCTGGCAAGCATCTGGCTCACGCCAAGCATGTTGGCCACGTTCATGGCGAGCATCATTCTGCTCATGCGGGTCGCAAGCCCCGTAAGAGCGGTGGCCGCGCCGGTTCTGAGGCCAATCCGTTCACCTCCGCCCTGCATGGCACTCCCCCCAAGGGCCATAAGGTCGAGAAGGAAACAATGGGCGCTGACAAGTAATTGTCGCACCGTTGGGACAATAAGCGGGGGCTACATGCCCCCGTTTTACCATGAGGCACGATATGTCTGGCGCTTGGACCCGTTCTGAAGGTAAATCCCCATCTGGCGGACTAAACGCCAAGGGGCGCGCATCGCTCAAGGCCGAAGGCCACGATATTAAGCCGCCGCAGCCTGAGGGCGGTTCCCGTCGCGACAACTTTCGTGCTAGAATGTGCGGGATGAAGGAAAAGCTGACTTCTGCGAAGACAGCTCATGATCCCAACAGCCGGATTAACTTGGCTTTGAAGAAGTGGAACGTCAAATGCTGAAAGAGCGTCCATTTTGGGAAAAAGAAGCCCCGAAAGATGCTCGCGTGAAGCATTTGGACAAAAGCCAAAAACAATCCGCTAAGGCAATGGCCCGCGCTGCTGGACGACCTTATCCAAATTTGGTCGATAACGTCAGGGCCGCAAAGGCAAAGGGAAAGTGAAATGTATGCACCCGCTACACAATCTCAAACTGGCTCTGGAACTAGCACTCCAATAGCTCTTGACGATTTTCAGACCCCTTTCAATGTTGGTCTTGCGGCCACGCTGACAGGCTCGGCGACGTTCAGCATTGAATATTCCATGAATGATCCGATGACCACGACAGCGGCGAACGCCACATGGTTTGCCGCTCCCAACTTTTCTGCCATTACCGCGACCACTGGCGGTTCTCTGACGATCCCGTCGAAGATGGTCCGCATTAACGTGGCGTCCGGCGCTGGCACTGTTAGCTTGCAGGTGGTTCAGGCTGGCCCTGTGTAAGGTAAAATCATGGCTACAAGTAACACTTATAGCTATAATCCTTCGCTCGGCGAGATCACTTTGTATGCCTACAATCTGATTGGATTGCGGAATACTAGTCTGCTTCAGGAGCATATGGAGGCGGCTCGTATGGCCGCTAATATGATGCTGGGTAGGTGGTCTTCTGAGGGCGTCAATCTGTGGACCGTGGATCTGCAAACCATCACGCTGGTGCAGGGAACGTCCACTTATAGTGTGCCAGACAATACGGTGGCGATGCTCGATGCCTATGTGACGACGGGCACGGGCACAAGCGCCATTAACCGCCTGATCCTGCCGATCAGCCGCACGGAATACGCTTCTTACCCAAACAAACAACAGCAGGGTTTTCCCACAACCTATTGGTTTGACCGCCTGCTATCGCCAAACGTGACGCTCTGGCCTGTTCCTGACGGCAATGAAGTGTCGTTTTCGTACTACCGAGTGCGACAGATACAGGATTCCAACTTGACTAGCGGGCAGACGGTTGAAATCCCCTATTACTTCCTTGAGGCTTTTGCATATGGCCTCGCCCAGCGCCTTGCAATGATTTGGGCGCCCGACAAGGTAATGATGCTGAAGCCTTTGGCGGATGAAGCCTATGATTTGGCGGCGCGTCAGAACATAGAAACCGCGCAACAGTACATCTCACCCACGATCAGCTCTTACTTTAGGGCGTGATCCATGTCGTACGCCTCGCAATCCGGTCGGGCCAGAACAAGCGCCACCTCGCCGCAGGCTCATGCGATATGCGACAGGTGCGGTTTTCGGTACAATTTTGTTGATTTGCAGTGGCAATATGATTGGCGCGGCGCTTCTTTGCAGAATTTGCGCATTTTGGTGTGCAATGATTGCCTTGATACGCCCCAAGAACAGCTTCGGGCCATTGTTGTGCCCGCCGATCCGACGCCTATCGTCAATGCGCGTGTTGAAAACTTTGAAACTGCCGAAACCGACTACGTTACAACGTCCGCGCCGACTGTTTACGATTCGACAACGGGCATTCCGATACCGTCAACGACCAATATTGTCACTCAGGACGGCCAAAACCTGACTATGCAGCCTTATGGGCCTCCGGTTGGACTTGAGCAGGGCGCTGTAATGCCTCTGAATGGCAAAGTTCACTATGGCGTAAAGATTTCGCCCTTGTCGGTAGTTGCAAACGGAACAACCATCATTACGGTTACATGTTCCCAAGCGCATGGCTTGTCCACAAACGATCAGATCTCCGTTTTGGGGCTTTCCAATGCTTTGGCGACGGGGTTTTACAGCGTCACTGTCAACAATCCCATGACGTTTACCTATCAGACCAATAGTGTTATACCTTCGGGGTCTCTTTTGCAGGGATCGACCAACATTGTGACGGCTCTTGTTGGTCTGCCGTATGGTTACACGCAGATACCGCAGGTGGGTCCGTAAATGGCAAATACAACCATCCCAAATCTGCCTGCTACAACCTCACTTACGGGGCCTGAAGAGCTTAACGTCGTTCAGTCCAACACGTCTAAATACACGACGGTTGCTCAGATTGGCGCTTACGTTAACGCCAATTATCCAGCCCAAGGCGTTACCAGCATTACTGCTGCGTCTCCATTATCGGGTGGGACGATCACAACGACGGGAACAATTGGGCTGACCGGCAATGGCGTGACCAACGCCTATTTGGCGACAATGTCGCCTTATACGATCAAAGCTAACATCACGAGCGGCACTGTAGCCCCGACTGATGCGACGCTGACCGCCATTCTTGACACCCTTGGCTCAACACAGGGCATGACCCTGTATCGCGGCAATACAAGCTGGTCCACATTGCCCAGCACGGGCACCAACACTCTGCTGAGTGTTAGCGGGACGAACGCCATCCCAGCTTGGCAGACACTTTCTTATATGATCGACAACGCGATCAATAGTTCGTCTGCGCAAGGCACAATTTTGTATCGCGGCGCTTCTACGTGGTCTGCGCTGGCTCCGGGAACAAGTAATCAATTTTTGCAAACGAAGGGCTCTGCCGCAAATCCCCAATGGTCAACTACCGTTACAAGTGTTGACGTTAGTGGCGGAACAACGGGGCTTACCACCAGCGGCGGGCCGATTACCTCAACTGGCACGATTACACTAGCTGGTACGCTGGCTATTGCTAATGGCGGTACAGGGCAAACTACTTCTTCCGCAGCTTTCAATGCGTTGTCGCCAATAACCTCAACGGGCGATTTAATCATTGGCAACGGCACAAACAGCGCCACACGACTTGCCATTGGACCCAATACCTATGTTTTGGCTTCTAACGGCACAACCGCATCTTGGCAACCTGCCTCGGGCGGCGGGTCTGGAACTGTAGCAGCCGGAACGGCTGGGCAGCTTACATACTATGGATCAACTGGAACCACGGTATCCGGCAATGCCAACGCCACCATTAGCGGCGGCGCTTTGACACTTGGCGTTGCTGGAACAACAGCAGGCAGCGCGGTCTTTTCTGGCAGCACTTCCGGCGCGGTAACTGTAAAATCTGCCGCCGCTGCGGGCACTTGGACCATGACTCTGCCGACAACGGCGGGCACCAATGGCTACGTGCTATCCACGGATGGAACCGGCGTTACAAGCTGGATCGCCACATCTGGCGGTGGCGGCACCGTCACCAGTGTCAACGTCAGTGGCGGCACGACGGGTCTGACAACCAGTGGTGGCCCTATCACCGGCTCTGGAACAATTACACTCGCAGGAACGCTGGCCGTCGCCAATGGCGGCACAGGTGTTACAACGTCAACAGGGTCTGGCTCAACCGTTCTTTCGACGTCGCCTACTTTAATAACGCCAATTCTAGGCACTCCCACATCCGTTACAT